CATCCGGGGGGCCTGATAAGCCTCCCGTCCGTGCCCGATCTTCCTTTCTCGACCATGTTGTACTGGCTAATTGGTGCCGGGGTTTGTGGTTGTATTTCAATGTTCTATGTGAAAAGAAAGAACATTCGTAATTGGGTCGAGAATCGCTATAAGCGAGTGGAAGATCGGATTGTCGATCATGGTAAAAAGAAAGTCGACAAAGCTGTTGAAGAACAGACTAAAAAAGCGGAAAAAGTTTGGTCTTGGTTTGAAATTGCCTTAGATGTCGGGAGGTTTATGTTAGCCTCCGGTGTTATTTACTATTTTGGTAAGAAAATGTACAAGAGATATAAAAAGAAAGGAAAAGAAGAGGGAGAGTCAGTAATGAGTCGAAAAAGTATTTTAGATGTTGCTGCTCTTATTTTAGGAGTTTCTTGTGCTATGCTTGGTAACTCATCAAATTTGATAAAAGCTTGGTCAATGGTTAAAGGCTGGTTTAGTTGGGCCACTGGGGCTATGAATGGAATTTCTGTTGTAAAAGGTCTCTTTGGTAGAACTGAAACAGATGAAGATATTGACGCAGTTTTAAAAGATATTCAATCTATTAATGATGAATTGCCTGATGCTGAAGCTATTGAAAAAGTTGTTAAGGAAAAAGGCTTAACTAGAAATGTTAAAGATTTCAAAACTACTGATGAAACTTCATTTGAGCATTTTAAGAGAGTTTGCCCAGATAATAAAACAATAGCTAGATTTATTGATGAAGTTGAAACTTGGAATTGGACAGAAAAGGATTTGAGTAAAGTTTTTGATGAAGATAGAAAGTTGTTATGCGCTATCTTTGATCCAAAGATTACCAAAAGTAAATCTGGCAAAGAAAAATGGGAAATTCTTACTCATAAGCAAATGAATACTGATGAATTAGCTTATATGAGAAGTGTTTACCAAGAGCCAACTATCCCTACAGAACCTGAAGGTCTTAAAAGTTGGATTATGGATGGTATGTGGGATGATGAAAAGCATAAGCGTTATAAAGAATTAGTTAATTTTTATGATTATTTTATTGAAAATCAGGATAAGATCCAAAAGATCTCTGACAATTGTTGTTCATGTGGAGTCAGAGTTAATCCTACTATGAGAAATTGGTACAACCATTATGCAAAGTGTGATGAAGATGATGTCAAACTTGGTCATGATAGCCAAGTCTTTGCATACTGTATTGCTAAGGATAAGAACCCTAATCGTTTCCGTATGTTTCTGCAAGAAAACAGAGATATTATTAAGAGTGAAATGTGGGGTGATTCTAAAGTTAATTGGCAAATAGTTTCTCATTTTAAAAAAGAGTGGAAACCTAAGCATATTTTGTACATTGTAGTCCCGGTTCTTATTGTTGGAATTCTTTTGTATGTTTATTATAAACGAAAAACATTGAACCAGAGTAAGAAATGGTATAAGAAGAAGCAATGGGAATCTCCACGCCCTGAACCTGATGATGATCGTGATCCTACTAAAAATCAACATTATTGGTGGTATGATGATAGTGACGATGATGATCCTAATTGGGTTCATGGTGATGTTGTTTTTACTAGTAAGAAAGCATTAAAAAATGATCCTGCGCGTCTTGCTGGTAAATGGGATGATGATGATAGAGATGCTCTTCAGGAGGAAAGAGAGCATAAGTTAATAATTGCTAATGATGAGGATATTGTTTCGGCAGAGGTTTTAGAAACTGTTAATAAATTAAAAGAAGCTAAACTGCCTTGTCCTCGAAAATGGTATTTTAGAAATTGTCATGATAAAGATTGTGGATTTGATCATGGTTTTAAGGGAAAAAGTGAAGTTGATAAAAAAGTTATTGATGCCATTTTAGCAAAGTATACTATCCAATGCGCATATGTTAAAAATTGTAGAAGAAAGGATAAAGGCTGTCCTTTTACCCATGCAGCTTTGAAAATGACAGATATTAGAATGGGTGAAAAGAAGGATGGTAAAACATGGAAGAAAAAGGAGGAGGGTGAAAAAATGAATGGTAAAATGTATTCTTACTCTACTCATATTGCCCATGAAAGTGTTTTACCCTTATATGATATAAAAGGTAAATTAAATATGAATGCTACTTTCGTGTCTGGTAAGTTGTATTACATTTCGCATGATTTAAGTAATGAAGAGGAATTCATATTGAAAGTTCCAGACGCTTCGACTACATCTGGAATTTCCACTGGAGTTGCCTCGCATTCTACCACTAGTTTTACTCCGGTTAAATTAGAAACTAAATCTGACAAAATGGTTGCAAAGAGTAGTAAAGGTCGTTTAATGATGCATGTCTTAGATGGTGCACTTGCAACTTACTATGGTAGAATTGGTGAAAAACTCAAGTGGTCCACTCCTGAAAGTAATGCTCAAGTTAATATGATTTCTAAATTTACTTCCAAGTCACCGGATAAGGTGATGTATCATACATCTGATGGAAAAATTGTTAATGAGCAGAAAGGATTGTACACTTGTCCTACCAATTTCGGGAATTGCGGTTCGCCGATAATCCACCCTGAAGGTAAGTTATGTTATTATATACATATCATGGGTGGTGCATTGAACGGTGGTCTTAAACCAGGGATGGATGATGGTAGTGACTCATTATTCACCGTTCAAGCTGAGTCTATGACTTTTTTCCAGTAAATAGTCCCACAATGCCTTTTTTCTTTTTGTATCCAGAAAAGTATAATAGTCGTTTTGGTTTTGTTCAGTTTAGTAAACCTGTTCAAGTAGGTGTAAAAATTAGGAAAATTGGTTATTGTAAAAGGCATGTTAGGTATAGGCAAAAGATTAATAGAGATGATGAATTTATCCAATTTTGTAAAAATAGAGGAGTGAAACTTACTGGTTTGGCCTATGATATTGTTAGGGGAAATCATGAACAAGGTCGAAAAGCTTTTATGCAATTCGACCACCCAGAGTGTAAGTATGATGAAACTGAAATTATACGCTCATGGGAAATGCTACTTTCTGAATACGCTCCACATGTTCATGGGCGTTTAAGTCCTGATTATAAAAAATTATTTGAACTTAGAACATCAGCTGGTTATCCATGGTCTCAATACCATAAAAACAAGCGGGAAGCTTGTGCTGATGAAGACTTAGTGTGTTACTTAGATAAATTTGTTAAAAGCAGGGATTATATTCCAGCGTTTGCGAGTAATACAATAAAACGAGAACCAAAGAAAGATATAACAGACCCACGTGTTATAAATGCTTTGTCAATGGAACTCACCGGGAAAGGTAATTACTTGTTTTACGATATGAACGAGCAGATACATGCAGCAGGACGGAAACATAAAATTTCTAGTACAGTAGGCATGTCAAAATTTCGACTCGGTTGGAATCGTTTGTACGAGTACCTTAGTGTGTTTCCTAACGCAATGGAATGCGATTTTAAAAAATTTGATAAAAGTATTGATTCCTTTATGATGGATCTTGTAATGAATTTTCGCTTTCGTTTGTTTTTAAAACCTGAAATGAAAGGACTGATGGAACATTTAACTGTGTTCTATCAGCATGTTAAACATACTATAGTCGTTCTTGAGAATGGTGACATTCTTCAAAAAAGTAGCGGTAATCCTAGTGGCCAAACAAACACCATCACTGATAATAACATAGTAAATGCGTTACGATGGATGTACGCATGGAACATGTTGGCACCAGATAAGGTTTATAAAAATTATGGTGCTTGGATTAAACATGTTCGTTTAGCTGTGTGTGGTGATGATTCTCTTATTACTGTGAGTGATGAAGTCAAAGGTTGGTTTAATCCTACAACCATAAATGCTTTATTTAATAGCATGAATTGGGGAACGAAGTTCAGCTCTGAAACTTTTAAAAAATTAATTGATTGTGAGTATTGTTCCTTGGGCTTCAAAAGGTTTAAAAAATATATTGTACCTGTCAGTATCAAAAGAGATAAAATTTTGTGTAATATGGCATATAACACTCCAAAAGTAGGTATAGAGTATTCATATATACGTGCTTGTAACATTAGAATGGATGTGTTTTTTAATGATGAATTGTATGAATTGTTTGATAGTTATGCTAGGTATTTACAAAAAGAGAAGTGGGACGAAATAATAAATGGCTCAGTAGGCATTGATGATTTACGCAATGTGTACAAAAGTAGGATGGAAATTTTGGATCTGTATTGTTTAGATGATGATGGTGATCATACATATCTGGACGAATCTTATGGTTCTTTGGGTTTTTTGAGTTAATTTTCCCTTAAATTATAGATTTTTGTGGCTAGGAATAGTCTATTGTCCAGAAAAAAGTTTTTTATGACTTCTTTTCATGATAAAAGTTTTGGTCAAAGAGTTGATATACTTGCAGATGCCTTTGACGGTAGTGATCCTGGTGTGTTTCAGCGTGTATTTTCTAGGGCGTTGGCTTATCCTATGGCTGCGGTATCGTTTTTAGACTCAACAAGACGTAGCCATAGCTCATTTCCTAGGATGCGTCAAACGCATAGACATAATCCGAGTGGACAATTAACATTAGTCCGCCCGCGTCCTATTTATAATACTCTAATTGGTGACGGTGCACACCAAGGGGAAGCACCATTAGCTGTACCCGATATTCGAGAGAGTATCACCGTACCTCCACAGTACGGTACTAGCGAAACGAGTGAATACGCACAACTATACCCAAGGGAAAGCCAACATAATAGGCGTTTTAATTCTTATTGGGATATTGCTGATACTAAAGTTAACACAAATCCATACGCTCAATATTTGATGAGTCAAAACAAAAGAAATGGGAAAAAAGGTAAGAAAGTTGAGAAAAAGATTGCGAAAAAAGCTAAAAAGATTGTCAAGAAAGCAACTAAAAACATGGCTAAAAGGATCAATCGGTTTAGTTCTAGGAGAGGCCGTGGACGAAAGAACATGTCTATCGGACGACGAGCAGGCCTTCGAACTGTTGCTGTGCCGAATGCTTATGGCTACGTCGGAAGAGGCGGCAATACTATGGAATACGTCTCTACGCCAGCAGCCGGATGCATTAGAGTTAGAGGCAAACTTAGAATAGCTTATATTGGAAGCAGTTCAGTGAGTGATCAATATTATTTTAATTTAACTCACAATGGGACTACTAACAATTTGCAACAGTTGGTTATTGCTCCTTACAATTCTTTGTATTTTCCCAATCAGATTGTTGTTCTGACTAGAATGTTCCAACAGTGGGCAATAAATACTAAGATGACTACTGTGCCCACAGCTAGTTCAAGCAATAATGCAGGTTTTAGGTTAGCACATACTTATGATTGCACTGTGATTCAAGGTTATGCTAGTCCTCAGTTAACTCTTTCTAGTAATGTGCCTGATGCTGCATTTGATGCGCAAGCACACCAGAGGGATGCTTCTGGCTGGCGACCAAATTGGTTACCTTGGATGAATCACAAACCTGAGGATGAGATGAGGAAGACATCTTTTCCTAATATTGCTGCTCCACCTGATGTTGGTTATGATTACACCGCTTCTGATTCAGATGAAAAAGTGACTTTAACATGGCATCCTCAAAATGCTGATATTAGAGGGAGTACTTATGGTGCCTATTGGATTAAAGTTTCTGGTGGTGGTTCCCAAACACTGGGTGATACTAGTGTTGGAACTGTGTTTTTAGATTATGATTTGTTTTTGTGTGACATGACTACAACAACTGCTGGTTATTCACCGCAGTTGGAATTAAAAATTTCATCAGTTGATCTTAAAGATGAAGATGGAAAAGTAGTGGGTAAACAGTCAAATTTTGATGAAAAAAGAAATGTTTTGACTGTTCCTGAGGGTCATCCTGGCCATGAAATATTAAGGAATAAAAACTCTACTGTTCATGTTCCAGCCCCTCAACATGTCACTTGTAAGAAATGCGGTCATGTTAAACCACAGGGTTCTGACTGTAAAATGTGTGTTCTGTTGAAAAAGTTTGAAACTCTTAGTTTAGATAAAGTAGAGAAAAAGTCGCGAAGTAAAAAGAGTGAAAAAAGCGACGAAGAGGATGAATAGCAATCAAATCCTCTTAAAATTAGGATTCGCTGTAAGGATAATCCTGCATGCGAACATTTTGTAATTAGTTCACGTTGGTGTGAGCATAGGTAGTTAAATTACAAAAGGTATTTGCGATACCGAAAGGGCGAATAGCTAAGCGAAAGCCCATTTCAGATCTATGATAACTGAATAGTACGTTCGCAACGCCGGTTCAGCC